CTAACGGCAAGGGCATCGTTCTTGGTCTAGAAGTATCTGCTGCGGCTGGTGCCGCTGCGCCCACTATCACGGTGAGCTACACCAACCAAGCTGGTACGGCTGGCCGAACTGGTACGAACCTGTTCCCAACGGCTAACAGCCCTACCGCTGGCGCGTTCTTTCCGATTGGTTTGCAAGCCGGGGATACCGGGGTGCGTAGCGTGCAGACGCTTACCCTGTCGGCCTCGTGGGTATCTGGCACTATCAACCTCGTGGCGTACCGTGAGATTGCTCGCCTTGACCTAGCGGGAGCGTTTGTTCCCAACTCTCTTGACCTGTTGACCGGGGGCTTCCCTCGCATCTTTGATAGCTCGTGCCTTGCTGGCCTGTTCATTCCGTCCGCTACCACCGCTTCTAACGTTAGCGGGTCGGTAATCTGGACGCAGGGGTAAGCCGTGGCTGCCTCTGGAAAGGGGCGCTATCCTAATACCGGATGGTGGACGCGTCTAAACAAACGAAGTAGAAGCAAGAGTAGCGTTCTACGCGTACCTATCTGGGCCGATTACTTCTTCGGTCCTTCTGGCCGGACAGGTACTCTAGCTGCCACAGAGGCTCTTGATACTCTAGCTAGCTCCGGTGTTGTTACTGGTGGGAGTGGAGGCAGGACCGGTACCCTAGCAGCTACCGAGCTTCTAGACCTAGCAGTATTTCTCGGGGACGTGTTTGTTAAAGGCACGTTCGCCAAGACCGAAGCTAACGATACACTCGCTAGCGCTGGCAAGGTAATCGTAAAGGGTACCTTTGCCAAGACAGAAGTTAACGATAGCATCGCATCTGCGGGTAAGGTCCGGGTAGCCGGTACCTTCTCCAAGACAGAGGCTATCGACACAGGATCGTGGACCGGCAAAGTTATCATCGCAGGCTCCCTCGCGACAAGCGAGAACGGGCTAGATACTTTCACCGGTACAGGTATTGTAGTAGTAGGGGCAATCACTGGCACCCTAACGAGCACTGAACCTGCTGACGCCTTTGATGCCCGTAGCTCTACTCCTTCCGTTAACGCCGTAGGCGGGCCGGTTCTAAGACACCGTTCTTGGAGCGCTCTCAAACGATGGGCACGTGAGGAAGAAGAAGTAGCCGCAGCGTTGCAGCTACTAGAAGAGGCGGTGAGTAATCCGATGATCGCACTCAGCGATGAGTTCGACGATCAAGTGGACAAAGCCATAACCGTAATCAAGCTGGCTGTAGCTCTTTCCCTCAAGCAAGCAGACGACGCAAAACGCGCTGATCTAGAAAACCTGCGACAGCAGATCGAGATTAAGCGAATGGAACTACGCGCCAAAGCTGCACGCGAGGAACTAGAGGAACTACTGTTGCTGGCGTTCTAGGAGAAACAGATGATTGATCCCAAGCTTCAAGCTTACTACGACGAGCGGTTTGCTATGACTTCTAGCCAGGGTTGGAAAGACCTGATGGAAGAAGTAGAACAGATGGCTACTATGGTAGGCCACGTTAACAGCGCGGCAGACGGTAATCAGCTAATGTTCCGCAAAGGACAGCTTGATATTCTCATGTGGGTTATGAACCTCCGCAAGACTGCAAAGGCTACGTACCAAGAGCTAGAATCCAATGATCCGAGTGTTTGACTTTAAGTGTGAAAACGGACACCACACAGAAGGTTTTGTGTCCGTGCTAGTGCCGTACATCCCATGTGCGGTTTGTGGCAAAGAAGCCACTAGACAACTCTCTGCTCCCAGAATTGCCCTTGACCCCTTTAGTGGGGACTTCCCCTCGGCCTCTGACCGATGGGTAAAAGTAAGGGAAGAACGGCAAAAGCAAGAGATTAAGACTGATCGTACTCACATTGAGTAAAGCCCCTGCTAAGGAGAAGCTATATATGGAACCGGAAAACCAAAACCTTGAACTTGAATTTGCGGACCTGCAAGGCCAGCCGCAAGCTGATACTCTCCCCGATAAGTACAAGGGCAAGAGCGTAGAAGAGATTGCTAAGATGCACCAAGAAGCCGAGAAGCTGATTGGTCGTCAAGCTCAAGAGGTTGGAGAACTTCGCCGTATGGCGGACGACTTCATCCGCAAGAGCCTGGAAGCTCCCGTCAAGCCCGAGCCTGCCCCGGAACCTGAGCCTGATTTTTTCGCTGACCCCGCTGCTGCGGTAAAGCACATTCTCAAGAACACCCCGGAAATTCGTAACGCCCAAGAAGAACTCACCCGTCTTCGCGCCGAACAATCCCAGAAGCGCCTGCAAGAAGCGCACGCGGACTATGAGAGCCTGTTGGCTGATCCCGACTTCCAGTCGTGGGTCAGTGGTTCTAAGTACCGTACCTCGCTCTTCGCCAACGCACACCGTAATTGGGACTTTGAAGCAGCCGATGAGCTATTCAGCACCTACAAGGAGTTGAACAAGGTACGCTCCGAAGGTAAGGGAGCCGCGCTTCGCGCCGCCTCTGTGCCTGCTGGTGGTACCCCTTCGGTTGAAGGCGTAGGTAACGAATCGGGAAGTGGTCGGAAGGTGTATCGCCGTGCAGATTTGATTCGCCTGCAACAAACTGATCCGCAGCGTTACGCTGCTATGCAAGGTGAGATCATGGCCGCATACGCGGAGGGGCGCGTCCGTTAACCTCTCTTATGTAAGGAGTCTTTACCATGCCTTTTCCTACCCCTGTAACCACGAAGACCCAAGCGGCTACCTTCATTCCTCAGCTTTGGTCGGACGAGATTATCGCTACCTACGAGAAGACTCTCGTTGCGGTTCCTCTCGTCAAGAATATGCCGATGGAAGGCAAGAAGGGTGATACCATTAACATCCCCAAGCCGGTGCGAGGCGCTGCCTCCGCTAAGGCTGCGGGTACGGCGGTCACTCTGATTGCAAACACGGAAGGTACTCAGCCTGTGTCAATCAACCAGCACTGGGAATATTCGCGCTTCATCGAGGATATCGTTGACGTGCAAGCCCTTAGCTCGCTTCGCCAATTCTATACGGCGGATGCTGGCTACGCTCTGGCGGTGCAGGCTGACTCGGCCATCATCCAGCTTGCCCGTTCGGCGCAAGGTGGCGGCGGCACCAATACCTACGCTACCGCGTGGATTGGCTCCAACGGCACCACGTTGTATACCTCGGGCGCTTCCAACGCGGCTGCTCTTGCCGATGCTGGTCTTCGCCGTGCTATCCAGCGCCTTGACGACGCTGATATTCCGATGGAGGGACGCTTTCTGATTATCCCGCCCTCGGCCCGTAACTCGCTGCTCGGTAACGATCGCTTCACCCTGTTCAACTCGGTGGGCGAAGCTGGCGGCGCTAACTCGATCCGTACCGGCAAGATCGGTGATATCTACGGCGTGCCCGTGTATGTCTCGACCAACGCTGATACGGCGGCTGGTAACTCGGCAACTGACCGCGTTGTGCTTCTGGCGCACCGTGATTGGTCGGTCTTCGTTTCGCAGATGAAGCCCCGTGTCCAGACGCAGTACAAGCAGGAGTATCTGGCTGATCTGATGACCGCCGACATTCTGTACGGCGTCGCAGAACTCCGCGACAACGCTGCTGTGCCGCTGATCGTTACGGCCTAATGAGTGGGGAGGGGTAACTCCCTCCCCCTCTTTCTTTGGAGGTTATATGACTGTCTACCGATTCAAATTTCTCGGCAACGATAACTCCCCTCTGATTGAGGAATCTAACGAGGCCGAAGTCAAAGTGTGGCGACGCAACCCAGACTACATGGAGCTTGACGTTAACGGTAACAAGATGCCGACGCACGACGAACTCGTGGCGTTCTACAACAAGGCTATCGAAAAGAAGCCTAAGAAGGGGAACTAAGAATGCCTACCGGTTCGGGTCTACCAATCAACCGTAGTGATCGTGGAGTAGATAGAGGTAACGCTGATAGTGGAGTCTCACGCCCCGCTTCGCCTACGTATGGTATCCCCGAAGCGCCGATTGATAGCCTTACCTATGGCCGTAGCAACGGTATCTGGACGCCTATCAATGATAATATCGTAGCGTACAACAGTACTCCCGGTCCCAACGCCGGGTCCGGTGCAGCCGGTTCCAGCGCGCAGTACGCTCGTGGCGATCACGTTCACCCTGCTGTGGCTGTAGCCGATGTGCAGGGCCTACAGAGCGCTCTAGACGGTCAAACGCTGACGGTGCAGGGGTACGCTACCGCTGCTGCTGCAAGCGCTTCTACGGCCTCTAGTGCCTCCACGCTAGCGGTAGCTGCGTGGGATTCCTTCCGTACTATCTACTACGGCCCTCTGTCGGCTGATCCGGCAACGGACCCGATGGGCCTTTCCCCGCAGAACGGGGACTTCTATTTCAACACGACCAGCGGTATGCTTCGTCTGCGTAAGGCTGGTGTGTGGCAAGACGCGGTGTTTGATATATCCGGGTCTGCTGGTGTTACTCAGTTTAACGGACGCACCGGCTCGGTGTCGTTGCTCGGCTCCGATGTTACCGGCGCGTTGACGTACACCCCGGCTAACCGGGCTGGCGATACGTTCACCGGAGCTATTACAATCAACGGCGGCGCTGGACTATCTAACGCCTTTAGAATTACTACTGGAGGTTCATATACAGACTTTTCTGTATCAAATACCGCAAACAATCCTGTAGGTATCAGCCTTTACGGCGCTAATGTTAATCCGGCGTTTAACATTGCGTATGAATTTGCTGGAGTCCCACGCTTTATTCTGGGTCAGTGGAGCAACTATGGCTATCTGGCAGGCGGCGCTCTTTCCATCTTTGCTAACCGCAACATTAACATCGGTCCATCGACAGGCGATCCTGGCTTTCTGCTTCGTGTCGAAGGCACGGCCCGCTTCACCAACAAAGTCACCTTTGCGGGATCGACTTCCTCAGTGGTGGCGTTTAATATTCCTAATGGAACCGCTCCAAGCTCACCAGCACAAGGGGATATGTGGCGTGAAACGGATTCGGTTAAAATCCAAACCGAAAGCGGCTTGCGTACCTACTGGCACAACGGCAATCTGACTAATCTAAACCAGCTAACTAACGGCCCTGGCTATATCAGCAATGTGGTAACTGCTCTTGGGTTTACTCCTGCAAACAAGGCCGGGGATACCTTTACTGGATACGTCCAGTCCGGGGATGGTAGCGCAGGAGAAAAGACTATTCGGCTTCACAACAGCGCAGTGTACGGTTACTTCTTCCTGTCTCCCAGTGGAGACTTGGGGTTTTATGACGGTACCAACGTCAAAGTAAGGTTCTCAACGAATACGTCTGGAGACTTCACAGTAAATGGGGCTATTGTCTCTACTTCGGACGGAGGCAGTCGCTTTACCAACTGGCTCAAGCTTGCTAACTCTGCTAATACTATGGGAGCGCATCTACGCGCTGATCCTTCCACTGGCACGTTTCAGGTGTGGAACAACGCGTTCTCTGCTCAGATGATGGTGTGCGACCAAAGCGGGAACTTCACGGCAATAGGCAACGTTACTGCCTACTCAGATGCTCGGCTCAAGACTCGTATCCGTCCGTACAAGACGGACCTTTCTAAGGTTAGTAGGACTGTCGGTCCTGTTAAGTACGAAGTAAAAGCCACTGGCGTAGAGAGTGTAGGCGTACTGGCTCAAGACTTGCAGAAGGTACTGCCCGAATGTGTTCACACTAACGAAGATGGTATTCTCTCTGTGGACTACGGTAAAGCGGCTCTTATCCTAGTGCTTCAACTGTTGGAGGAATATCGTGGCGCTTCCCGGTAGTGGGGCTATGTCGATAGCTATGCTTCAGGCGGAGTTTAGCACGGGGGCTAACTCCCTGTCTCAGTACTACAGAGGGGGCGGTATTGTGCCTAACACCGGGACTAACGTTAACGTTCCGACTAGCGGTACTATCTCACTGTCGAACTTCTACAACGCTGCTGCTTCGACTCCGCTTAGCGCTACACTGTCGCCTAGCTACTCGTTTAAGACGCGAGCTACTACCGGCATCCTCTCTACAGGCACCATCACGTGTAACCCCACGGGCGGTAACGGTACGTACACCTACTCTTGGAGTGTGCTGTCTAACAACGCGGGAGGCGGTCTGACTAACGGTACTACTAACCAAACGAACAACTTCAACACCGGTTCTTTTGCGGTACCTAACACTCGTCAAACAGTGTTGCGGTGTACCGTGACTTCTGGGGGCGATACTGTTAACGTTGACATTACCTGTGATTGGGAGTGGGTATAATGGCTATGACTCTAGAGCAACTAACGCTTGAGCTTCAAGAAGCTATGGAAGCTGAACGCGCCAAAGGTAACGAAGTATATGTGATGCTTGGTTACGGAGACAAAGGAGGCGCACCCGGAAATCCCGTCGATCCTAACGAAGTGAAAGTACTAGCCATCAAGGCTAGCCCTAAGTCAAACATCCTTATTCGGAGGAAGCCCAAATGAGTGAAGCCGTCCTTGCTGTTGTAGTTCTTTTCTGTGTCGGTGCCGCTATCTATTTCCTGACTAAGAAGCGAGCAAAGACTTCCGGTCCCAAGCCCAGTACTTCCAAAGAACAGAACCGTGACTATTAATGTTATCTCCTATCTCGACTTGGTAAACAAGGTGCTCGTGCGGTTGCGCGAGCGCCCTGTTGCTACTGTTAACGCTACTGCGTACAGCCGCCTAGTCGGAGAAATGGTCAATCGTGTCAAGACGGAAGTGGAGCAAGCGTACCGCTGGCCGACTCTCCGGGACTCGTGGCAGGTCTACACGACTGCCGGGGTGTCCTCGTACAGCCTCGACGATGCGGGTCCACGGGTGCAATATCTGAGTGCGTACAACGTCACTGACTCCGCAGAACTGAGTCTTATGTCTAACGCCGAAGCTGACTACCTCATGGTTCAGGTTCCTCAACCTGATGGGCATCCTGCCCGTTACATCCCTAACGGGACTAACGATGTTGGCGATGCCAAGGTGGATATCTTCCCGGTACCCGACGCTTCGTATCTTCTGCAATTCAACCTCTACGCCCCGCAAGGGGAGCTTAGCGACGACGCGGACACCGTAGTGGCCCCGTACCGTCCGATCATCGAAGGCGCTGTAGCGTATCTGCTGGCCGAGCGCGGCGAAGACGGAGGCGAGGTTAGCGTTCGACAAGAGGCAGTGTACCATCGCTCTCTTGCGGATGCTGTAGCTATCGAAGCTGGTCAAAATCCCGAAGAACAAATCTGGGTACCTGTCTAATGAGCGGAATTCTAAACACCCTTGACCTTGTTGGTCCCGGCTCTTACGGGCTGAACACCCAAGACAACACTATCTCGGGTGCTCCGCAGTATGCAACGGTAGCCAACAACTGCGTCATCGATCAGCAAGGCCGACTGTCTAGCCGTAAGGGGTTTGTTCGTCTGAACAATACCCCTACTGCTACTCCGGTCAATCAAGTGTACACCCATTTTCGAGCAGACGGTGGGACTGATATCATTAGCGCTCGGGAGTTGAAACTGTGGAGAGGACAGGCTACCTTTACGCAGATCGGCTCTACCGTGTACGCTACGGATAACTGGCAATTTGCCAGCTTTAACGGGTACCTAATCGCCGCGCAGAAGGGCGCAGGGTATCTAGTGTGGGCCGAAGGTAGCTGGACTTCGCAAGCCATCACCGCAGCTTTCTCTAGCGCTGATGCTGTGTGTACGGGGTTTGGCCGAGTGTGGGCTGCTAACACTAACCTCAACGACTACACGGTGTATTGGTCGGAGCTTCTGAATCCCCGCAACTTCACCACTGCGGACTCAGGTTCCATCGATATGTCCAAGGTATTTGTTAACGGTAAGGATAGTATTGTTGCCTTGTCTGTGTTTAACAACCGCCTAATTATTTTCTGCAAGAATTCAATCTACGCGTTTCAGATTACGGGATTCGATCCCTCTACTCTGGCGCTGACCGATACCATCGAGAACGTAGGATGTGTGTCCCGCGACTCCGTGCAGAGCGTGGGGGATGATATTGTGTTCCTGAGTCAAGCTGGCCTGATGAGTCTGGGCAAGCTGTTTGATTCTAACTTCTCGTTCCCGATTAACAACTACAGCCGTCTTGTCCAAGACGACTTCATCAACACCTTCAAAGAAGATAACATGGCTACCGTTCGCGGGTTCTATGTTCCGCGAGAGGGTACATATCTTATTGGCTCTGTCTCTAAGGGAGTGTTGTTTGTCTTTAACATGCTGGCTCGTATCCCAGAACTTAACCTTCCACGCATTACTACGTGGTCGGATACTGTGACTCCGGTACGATGCGGTACTGTTGACGGCAACGGCGATTTGCTGGTAGGTATGTCGGATGGTATCTACAAGTACAGCGGATACGGCGATATCGCCGCCCCGTACAAGATGACCTACTTTAGCCAGTGGTTAACTTTCGATAGACTTTCGGGATTGCAACATTTGAAGAAAGCCCGTATGCTTCTTGAGGGAGGCTCGGCCCAAACCGGTACGTTCCGTTGGGCTGTTAACTACAAAGAAGATTACGACGCTGCCTCTTTTGTACTTGACGAATCTGGAGTTAGGTACTACTATGACGATGCCGAATACAATCTCTCGGAGTACGGCGGGGGTATTGTTATCGAAGAGCAGACTGTAAGCATCGGCTCTTCCGGCACCACTGTTAAGGTTAGCGTCGAAGCTCCGGTGTCCGGGGATAAGATGGCCCTTCAAGTCCTGCAACTCTACGCGAATAAGGGGAAGATTGTATGAGCGACTATGTAAAGACTACGGACTTTGCGGCTAAGGATTCTCTCCCTAGCGGCAACGCTCTCAAGACTGTTCGCGGCACAGAGATTGATGCTGAGTTCAACGCCATTGAGGCGGCTGTTCAAACCAAGGCAGACTCGTCTAGCCCGCTGTTTACCGGTGAGCCTAAAGGCCCCAACCCTGTTGTAGGTGTAGCGCCTACCAATCACCTTGCTACCGTTAACACGGTCACTTCGGAGGTTGCTAAGGCGTTCCCGGTAGGCGGCATCATCATGTGGGGCGGTAGTTACGGCACGTGGCCCTCGGGATGGAGGCTTTGCGACGGCGGTACGCATACTCGATCTGACGGTCTGGGCTCTATCACCGTTCCCGATCTTCGGGATCGCTTCATTGTGGCTGCTGGTGCTTCCCGTTCTCACCTAACGGTAGGCGGTAGCGATACTCACAACCACACCGCAGACGCTTCGGGTACTCACAGCCACGGCGGTGTTACGGGAGGTACGGCTCTTACTCAAGCGCAGATGCCCGCTCATACTCACGATGTTAACATGCCTGCTAACCTTAACTCTACCAACATCGCGCCTGTTGGTGCGACTAACGGTACGATTGCAGGTAGCGTAGCGTTCACTACGACTGCGGCTGGTAGCGGACAGGTACACGATCACTCTATTGGAGCAGATGGCTCACACACTCACACCGTTCAGTCCAACCTCAATGTGCCAGCGTACTACGCCCTGGCCTTTATCTGCAAGATTTAAGGAGACACCTAAATGCTTCCAGCACTAGCCGCAGCGGGCGCTATCCAACTTGCCGGTGGTTTGTTCGGCGCGAGGTCTGCAAAGAAAGCCGTTGCGGAAAACCGCAAGGCGATGGACCAGTACATTTACAACAGCGCACAAGAAGCCACCAAGGTACAAGGTGCGTACAACCAGTACGGGCAAGGGCTAAAAGATTTGTCAGCTACTATTCCGGGCCGGTTTAACTTCAAGCCCTACGCTATGCGTTCGGGCTACGGCACTACGGAGATGGGAGATAACGGTATCACTACGACTCTAGCTCCGGAGTACCAAGGGCTGCGTAACGGTATGCTGGCTGGTTCCCAAGGGTACCTAGACTACGCCAATCAGTTCAACCCAGATAGCTACGCGGGTTCCCTGTACGATGCGTACCAGGGTACGATGGCTAACCAGCGCTCGGCTGAGAACGATTCTCTGTACCAAGGTCTGCTGTCTAAGGGATTGATCGGGATGAGTTCCAACAGTCCTACGGCTGGTGGTGGTAATCCTTTCTTCGCGGCTCTGTCTCGTGGACGAGCCGACGCAGATGCCAAGCTGGCGATCAGTGCGCGTGAGAACGCGTTTGGGGAGTTGCAAAAGCTGTATGGCCTGTCGGGTAATCTAGCCTCTGGTGCTGCTGGTATAGATAATCTAAGCAAAGACAACTTCGGGATGTTCGCTACGGCTCAACAACTTGCTCAACCGTTCCAATTGAACGCTGCTCAGACTGGGCTTGGTCTTGATATGGCTGCGCTTAACGCTCCCCTGCAAGGTCAAATGTTCTACTCTAACAACCTGATGGACCTTTTGGGTAAGCAGTACGGATCGACTGTATCCAACAATGCAGCTAACCAGCAAATCTCCCAAGGCCGTAACTCGGCGGTGACTGGCGCTCTATCCAGTCTGGTCGGTGGGTTTGGCGGGATGTTCGGGGGCGGTGGGTTTAGCGTTCCCGGCCTCGGTTCGGGCAATCCTTTTGCGGGAGCTAGCCTGATGAACGCTACTGGCGCAGGAATGTTCGGTAACAGTCTTGGTGGTATGACTAATCTTCGTCTACCGAATGCTCTTAATGGAGGGGGTTGGTAATGAGTGATACTCCTATCTCGGCTGGCCTCTTTAGCCAGCTTCAACAGTCGCGCCAGAATCAGGCGTGGGCTAAGGGCATCCAAGCCTCTCAGATCGATCCGCTCCGCGTGCCGGGGCTGTTCGGGCAGGTAGCAGGAGAACAGATGGCAGAGGGCATTCCTAGCCTCGTAGCGGGCCTTAGCGGCGATCCCCGGTTCCTGCCGGAAGATCAGCGAGCGCAGTTTGCGGCGCAGGGTGTAGAGGTTGATCCTAACGCCGATCCTGTAGCCTACTACAAGGCTCTGGCTGTCAAGTTCCAGCAGCTAGGCATGACCGAGCAAGCCGTCATGGCGGCTCAGGCTGCGCGTAAGGCTTCGATGGAAGGGGAGAAGCACGCCTACGAATTGGCTGTTAAGGGTAGCACGATCCAGAAGAACATCCGTGAACAAGACCCCGTAGCCAAAGCTTTCGGGGCGGGCAAGATCACCCCGGCTAGCTATGCTAAGTACCAGCAGACCGGTAAGGTAGAGGATGTAGAGCTACACGATCCCGAGAATTGGGAAACGGCTGATACCGCCTCTGGTGTCATCGCGTTCAACAAACAAGACCCAAAGCAGACTGTGTTCCTTGGGGCCTCTAAGCCTTCGATCCGCCAGAATTCTACGGACCCTGCCAAGCTTGCAGAGTTCCAAGCTCTTATGAAGGAAGCGGAAGATTCTGGCGATCCTGATGCCTTCTTTGAGAAGAACACGGACAAGGCTCGCCACGGGGGAGCGCTGGCTAGGGAGTTGTACGGTGCGGATCACTCCGGCGCGTACTTCCCCTACGGGGCGGGTACCGGAGCGTTGACCGAAGCTCAGAGTAACCTTGTCAACTACGCTTCCGCTGCTAAGACTGGCCTCTCCATCTACAAGAACAAGGGATGGGGCGAGAAGCGTCAGCTTCCTAGCTTGGATAAGGTGATGGCTGTTATCACTCAGGTAGCTACTCAAGACCCGAACAAGCCTCTTAGCTTGAGCGCTCTAGTTACGGCTGCTCCTGACCGAGAGGTTCAGGAATACCTAGCGGATGCTATGGGTGTACTGCTGCCTATCCTTCGTAAGGATACCGGTGCTGCTATTGCTGCCGGTGAGTGGGTGAACTATATGACTACCCTGATCCAAATGTCGAACGCCAATCCTTCCGACAACAAGAGTCGTCAAGACAGGCTGGAGGATAGGGTGAAGGGTATGCTAAAGCTTATCGATGCGGATGCTCGCACCAAAAAGGCTTGGCGTAACATGAATAAGGATCAAGCCCCGGCCAAACCTAAAGCTGCTAACGGTAACACTTCTGCTCTACGAGCTAGGGCTGCTGTGCTGTGGCAGAAGTACGAGAATAAGAACATTACGCCGGAAGAGAAAGCGGAGTACAAAGCTATCCAAGCAGAACTTAAAGGACAGTAATGGATATCAACATCCTTCGACAAATGCAGGAGAAGTATGGAATCCCAGACAATCTTCTATATGGCCTCGTCAAAACGGAGAGTGGTGGTGTACCTCGGCTTGGCCCGGCTACCGATAATTTTGGCAAGCCGTTGGCAGACAGGGCAGCGGGGTACTTTCAGTGGATGCCAGCTACCGCCAAACAGTACGGCGTCAAAGTAGGGGATTTCCTGTCGGAAGCAGAGGGGGCTGCTCAGTACCTCTCTGATCTGGCTCGTCGCCACGGCGGGGATTGGAACAAGGCGCTGGCCGCTTACGGCGGTCACGTCAAGGCTGATCCTACTCCGTATATCAACAAGGTTAGAGCCAATGCTCTGCCTGATATGGAGGATGAGGGACCGGTAGGGCAACTGCCGGATATGCCTGACCTCCCCGACATGCCCGAAGACGTACCTGCTCGACAAGGACTTGAAGCCGCTGCTTGGGGACCAGACTCCGTGCCTCGTGAAGGAGTCGATTTCAGCAACGTCCAAGCGTCTAACTCTAGCCCTATCAACTGGCAGACCGAACTCGATAACGCTGTTGGAACTACCATCCTTCCGCTCATCGGAGGCGTTGGAGGCTCTATCGTTGGCGGTGCCGCAGGTGCCCCTTCCGTCATTGGCGCTCCCGCTGGCTCCGTTATGGGAGGCGTCGGTGGCTCTGCTCTTGGCTTGGCTCTGGCGATCCGTAACCATCCGGCTCCGATTGAAGAGAAGCTAAACTATCTCAGCAAGCACGCAGCTATCGACACCCTAATGGGCGGGGCTGGCTTTAAGGGGGCGGATTGGATCGTCAAAGCACTGGCTACTACGGACCCTGAGAAGCTGGCTATTCGGGAATGGTTCAAGAAGCGTGGCTCTCGGTACGTACCGGAGGTAGCTCCGGGGATGCAGTCTACGGCTCAAGCTGCGGTGTACAAGGAAGCTGCTGGTAAGATGGATGATACCGTTAACGCGGAGCTAGGCGCTCTTCGTAACAAGCTGCTCACCGCTAAGCCTACGGAGTCGGGTGCTATCTTGAAGCAGACTCAAGAAAAGCTCAAGACTACGTTGGACGAAGTTGTTCACGACAAGTTCTACGCCCCGTATAAGTCGGGCACGGTACTTGGTGACTCTCCGGTAACTCTGGGATCGGAGGCTATCCAGATTGCCAAGAACATCAAGGCTCAATGGAAGACTAACCTTAACGTTACGGGAGCTACTACTAGCTCCAAGCAAACCGAAGCTCTTATCAACGCTATCGCTAAGGGTGATCCTATTCCGCTGCACCAAGCCGTTAGCTGGAAGCGGTTGTTCCAAAGCCGAGGCGGCTTCAACAGTTCCGGTGACCTTCCGGTGGACGCTTCGCAGTCTCGTCTGATTGCCAAGGCTATCGATGAGTCTGTTGGAGATTCGTTGGGGACTTCGGCTGGTCCCGTGGCTAAGTTTCGGTGGAACAAAGTCAACGAGCTAGCGTCCAAGAACTTTGATACCGTTAACGCAGATATCATCACTAAGGCTCTTGAGAAAGACCCGATGCTGGCTGCTGACTACATCGCTAGGGAAACTTCCCCTACTACTGTAGCTGCTCTGGATAAGTACATCCAGCTAGCTATCTCTAAAAAGAGCATGTCTCCCGAAGACGCTACTAAACTACGTGATGCTGTTAAGCGTAACTGGCTAGAGATTAACATGAAAGATAGTAAGGCTGCTGCTAATATCTACCGTTCCCTTCAAGGCAACTCTAAGGATGCTGAGGTAGCCGAAGGCTTTAACGCTCTGTTCAACAACAGTCCCTACAAGGGAATGGTGTTGGATATCGGCAAGGCTGCTGACAGGGTTGAATCGTTCCGCAGAAGCATCGATCCTTCTATCCGTTCTATGGGTCCAGGGGCCATGACTGTTGCTGCTAGTATCGGTTCCATTCCGGGGGTTGTTGCTGGAAGTCCGTTGCTAGGAGCTACTGTCTCTGCTGCTACGGTAGGTACTCTGATGGGCATCAACCGTAAGATGACTGTCGCTGCTCAACGAGCGGTCACTGCTCAAGACAAAGCCACCGTGAACCGGATCAGAGCGTTCTCTAGGTGGATGGCGGGGGCCACTGCCCTTGATCTTGAGAAGCTTGCTAACGGTAACTTGGCGGCTCTGCCGATGAATGCTGGTAATCTGTATCAAGCTATCATGGAAGTGGGGGAACAGTAATGGACTTTCTAAAAGGAGCAGGAGTAGGGTTGTTTACCAGCAACCCTCTCTCTCAGATCGTCAACACCGGGGCAGACGTAGTAGACCTAGCCGGTATGGGGGCGTCTATGTTCGGGAAGGCTCTGGGACTGATGGACTCGTCCCAGATGTACGAGCCTCTAGACCGCTCCAAAGTCCCTCTGTCGTCCGAATGGGCGCGCGATAAGGTAGGGCTAGGGGAGAGTACCAGCGGAATGCTAGGCGAGCTTGCAGGGGGCTTTGTGAACCCCGGAAAGGCCATCAAGACCGGCCTGTTCGGAGGCAAGAACGCTCGCGGTGGATGGTCTCCTCGCCCGGACGTGGTGAAGGCGATGAACGAGTACCGTGCCACGGGTAAGCTGCCCGACAAGATTCCGAAGGGCCTGCTTGTAGGGCCAGATGGTAAGCTGCGGTTTGAAATCTCGGATGATATGGCAACGCTCATTGGCAACAACTACTTGACCCCCGGCAAGTACCAAGCCAAAGACGTTCTTCATCACCCCGACTTCTACAACGCATACCTTGGCGCGAAACAAATCCCCGTTCACGTGATCGACGATCCCGCGTCTAACTTCCGGGGCCGTGTATCTCAAGACGCTAACGGCCAGCCTACTGTTACTCTTAACAAGGCTTTCTTGGAAGACGCCAAGCAAGCCCGCTCTACTATGTTGCACGAACTCCAACACTGGATTCAGGTGTACCGTGAAGGCTTTGCTACGGGCACTAACACCGACCACGCTAAGTCTGTCTTGGAAGAAATCTCCACTCGCATCAACGCTATCCGCGATCCCGGCGAGAAGGCGGCTGCTATTGAACGAGCCAACAAGGCTATCTCCCCTATCTCTAGCAACACTAAGGGGTTCGATATGTCTCAGTGGCAGAGGTACACTCCCGAGCAAAAGAGAGCCGCTGCTACTGCTATGTACTACGGCAAGGCAGGCGAATGGGAATCTCGATTGGTCGAATCCCGTAAGGACATGGATATAATGGAGCGGTGGTACAATCCCCCGGACTTCAATACGCCTCAAGCCCTCAACACTAGGGCCACTGTAGCGCCTGTGTTGTGGGAGGATGTAGTCCGCAACATCTTCCCCGACGATGTGGGTCCGGGATTCATGTACAGCCACGCTAACGAGCGATGGCCGCTACGAGACTCGTACCCTGAGATAGTATCAAGGCCCTAAAAGAAAAACCCCCGGCGACTAACCGGGGGTTTCTTTTTACGGGGTCCAGATAGGGATAATCTGGTATCCAAGCTCCGTGTACGCGGTGGGGTTTCGAGATACCCGATCCCACATACCCAACTGAACAGCGTTTTCGTACTCCGTACCGCTGTCGAACTTGCGACGGATAGCCTTACGTACTTCTTGTCGCGCCTTCTCGTAGGTAGGGAAGGTGTCCCGAATAGTGGTACGGGACTTGTTGTTGTAGATCACATAGCTCTTCTTCATACATCCTCCTTAGATTTCACAGATACCGGCTACGCAAGCTAGCTCGCGGCTGTTAACGTTATCCTCGGCCTCCTTGAAATTCCCCCACTTGATATCGGGGAACGACAGGGAGGCTTTTTCGTATTCCTCACGGGAACACGGCTGGTACGGTGCCTGCTTGTACACGTGATCCGACCACGGCAGGAAGCTAATCCCGCCAATCTCATCGAAGTGTGCGTACACCCATGCCCCTACCAGCATCCACTCGTCTTCCTTCACGTACACCGTGATCGAAGGGTTGTGGTCACACCAAGCATCCCGCATCATCAGGTAGTGCTCAAGCTGAGCGATGGCGTTCATGTCGTCCCGAAGCACAGATTCCTTCGGGCTAGCAATCGGGAAGCTGAACACTAGTACCGAAGACGGCTTGGTAACATCCGGCTCACACGGAACGCCTTGTTCCTTGAGGAACTGAGCGAGCGGGTCTTTGATATCGGCCCGCACCGTGCGAATGTAATACTCCGAGTACCGAGGGTGCAGTCCCGAGGCCGAGTTGACAAGCTGCGACACGGTACCGCTAGGCTTAACACAGGTGATCGAAGCCGAAGCGTTGATCCCGAGGATAGAGGCTAGCTCTTTGTTCACCTTCTTGGCGTAGCTGCGAAGATGGCTCAGGATATCAGATGCCTCCATAGAGTTGACCGATAGGATCGGATGGTCCATCACTCCGGTCAGGCTCACACCCAGAAGACGTTCTTCCTCGGCGTTGCGCTTCCAGATAGGACGCAGATACCGGAAGTCCGTAAGCGTGGATTGCAACGTACCGATCAGAACGGCATGGTACACCTTAACGCGCAGCGTGTCAAGTGTGTCTTCGGGCCGCACCACTACTTCGGACAGGTTGCAGAACCCGTGAGGACGGAGGATGATTTCTCCACAGGGATTGGTGCCGAAGTCTGCCGCTTCACGTCCGCTCTCCGCTGCCTTGGTGATAGCCGCGTTGCGGTTAAAGATGCCACGCTCACCACTCTTGGAATCGTACAGCGATTGCCACTCCCGCATGAAGATTCCCATATCAGGCTTCTCCGTGTAGGCCACGCTATTGTTAGCAAGGGCACGTTGTACATTGTCTTCCCACCACTGACCGTTCTTAGCGTTACGCATACGCTCATCCGTAAGGTTGCTAAGGCTAATCATAGCAGAGCGACGAACACCCCCTACCACAACCACGTCCGCGATCTTGCACATCAGATCGTGACACTCCACACTGTTGAGGCGACGGCCAACGGCCTTCTTGAACAGAGCGACAGCGAAGTGCATCAGATCGTCCAGAGGTTGAGGACCAGAGGCACGGCCTCCCATAGTCTTGAGCGGGGCACCAGCAGGGCGAACAGCCGACAAGTCCCAAGCAGGGATGCGACCACTGTACAGCAGGCTGATAAGCTCACGCACCGCAGTACACCAGCCGATCTTGGAGTCGGCTACCTTGATAACGGTATCAGTTGCCGTCATCGTGTCAGCTACCTCGGGCAGCTTGGCGATATACTGCCGCTCCACGCTGAACCCCACTCCCGTACCACACATGAGAATGTACATCGCTTCGTCAAAGGCGCGAGGATGATCCACAGGAAGGTACGAGCAGTTGTACCCGGCCACGTTATCCCGTTCAAGGGCACGGCCAGCAGTCATCAGAGCCCGCATAGAGGGCATGACTTCCTTCTTGTAGATAGCAGCAGCGGCGTCTTCGATAGCCTTGGTGAGGGCCGGGAACTTGACGGCAAAGAACGCTTCCCACCGCATACAGGTTTCGTGCCACTCTTCGCGGCGACCAAGCTCCGGGATATAGCGAGCGTAGCGGCTGCGGTGAATGAAAGTCTCGTAGTGGTTCATTACGTCACCAGCCAATCTACCTTCTCGGTCTTATAGAAGCGGTCAATCTTGCTTGCTATCTTAGAGAAGAGGTTACTCTTAACAGCCTTGTTGACCATCGGCACCGTAATAGTAGCACCGGGCAGCGCCGAGGGATGCGGGGTACAAGCCGTCCAAGTACGCGCCGAGTACCGATCGTTGGCATA